CGGTACGCTAATTGGTACTAACGATACTGGCACAGTATCTAACAACATGTTGGCTGGTGCTATTCCAAATAACAAATTGGCAAATAGCAGTATTACACTGAACGGCTCACTGGTTAACCTAGGAGACACAGTAATTGTTACAGCCAACTTAGCCAACAACTTGACAGTTGGTACTGGTTTACAATTAGACAGCGGTACAACATTCAACGGTGGTTCCGCACGTACAATTAGTATTACTAGCGGTGTTGTAACAACTACAGGTACGCAGACATTAACTAATAAGACATTTACTGATAGTTCTACATTGTTCCAGGACGATGTGGATAACACTAAGAAAATGGCTTTTGACGTAAGTGGTGTAACTGCTAACGTAACACGTACACTATCAGTACCAAACGTAAGTGGTACAATTGTTACAACAGGCGATACTGGCAGTGTGTCTAACACAATGTTGGCAGGTAGCATTGCTAATGCTAAACTAACCAACAGCACAATTAGTGGAGTGGCGTTAGGCAGCAACTTGTTTAGTTTAACAGCAGGTTCGTTCTTAACTTGGAGTGTTGGTACAACATTCAACGGCAGTGCCGCAAGTACATTAGCAGTCGATGCTACAAACGCAAATACTGGAAGTAAAGTTGTTGCACGTGACAGTTCTGGTAACTTTAGTGCTGGTACAATTACTGCAAGTTTAAGTGGACTAGCAAGTGCCGCAACTAACATCCGTGTAAGTTCTACAGACTATGCAGGTAACACAGCAAGTAGTGCAAACACAGTTGCATTGCGTGATGGTTCAAGTGACATTTATGCTAACTTGTTCCGCGGTACAGCAACAACAGCACGTTACGCTGACTTGGCAGAAAACTATCTAGGCGACGTCAAGTACGAAGAAGGTACTGTTGTTATGTTTGGCGGTGATGCAGAAGTAACATTGGCCCTAGACGGAACACGTAAGGTAGCAGGTGTTGTTTCTACAAATCCAGCACACCTGATGAATGACGGCTTAAAAGGCGAAACTGTAGTTGCTCTAGCACTACAAGGTCGTGTACCATGTAAGGTAACTGGTAAGATCCGTAAGGGAGACATGTTAGTTGCCGCAGGCAATGGCTGCGCTCGTGCAGAAGAAGATCCAAAGATGGGCCAAGTAATTGGTAAAGCATTGGAAGACTTTGACGGAGACAGTGGAGTTATTGAAGTCGTTGTAGGACGTATGTAAAACAAAAATGCCCCGCAAGGGGCATTTTTATATCAACTCAACTATATCAAAAACTGTTTGGAGTTTTGTACGTATTGTTTTGTTACTAAAACTACTACGCAATCCTTGATGTAACGGCTTTGGTGCGCCGTCTACAGTACACCATGCCCATCCTTGATGTTCGCTACTTAGTGTGGGAATGAATTCGTTGTCGATTACACAAAGATATGTGTGAAAGTTAAACACGCTGTCATTGCTAACAAATGTTTCTAAAGGAATTGTTTTCTTAATAGCAGGTATGTTGCCGACTTCTTCTGCTATTTCACGTTGAAGGCCTTGCCAAGCAGTTTCTCCTTCGATATTAGTGCCACCAACAAGTCCCCATGTTCCGCGATGCTTGCCTGTGGCTTTTTGTAACAGTAGGAATCTTCGTGTAGACTTGGCGTAAAATAGTGCGCCGCTACAAACAATCTGTTCTCTAATGCTGGTCATAACAGTACTTATTTAAAGCACAATTCGCCAGGAACCTTTCTGATATTCGCCTTCAAATGCACGAGTCCATTCGCCGTCCTCGAACTTATATTGTACTCCGGTTCTAAGATTAGTAGTATAAATTATTTCATCAATTTCTTCAGAGGCTTGTGCAACCACCCACTGCGTGCCAGTCCATTCAATGATGTCATTGGCTTTAGCAATAATGTTACCCCATGCTGACGTATTATTTCCAATATTATTTAATATTAGATATCTAGGATTTCCTGTAACTGCTCCAGGATTATAAGTTTCGGGATCTATGATTGCATCCACATTGGTTCTAGTAATGCCTGTTTGTGTACACAGAATAGGAGTATTGGTATTATAAGTGTCCTGATCAAAATTAATAACTAACTTTGTTTCGTCTGCAGGATTCAATGCCACAGTGCCAACAATATAATTTCCAGTGGCTTGCTCTAAGAAAATTTGTGTACTACCAGCCCTAAACTTTCCAGCATATTGATCTAACAATATTCTCCAATTTAAATCGGCGCCATTTTTCTGCCACGCTGTGACAGCATCTTCATTTAATGTACTAAGTGCAGTTTTAGGATCTAATAACTCTGCATTGTATTGTCCAGTGGCGGTGTTATAGTAAACAAAAATATCAAATCCACCTATATTGATTTTTTCTGTGACATCTATGTCATAGTTTTGATCGTGTATATTCATAATAATATCATGAATAACACCTAATCGTTTGACCTTAGTAGGAGGACTGATATAAATTGGAGTCTCAAATGTTATAGATGCTATTTCAATATCACTGTCAACACCTACTGGAATATTTTTTGTACTAAACTGAATATTAGTAATTTCCAGCACACTGATGCTGGTCCAGTCTATGTAATTGTCAGATGTTTGTAATTCTAAACTAGGGTTAAACAACATTAAAATTTGTTCTAAAATTTGTAATTTTTGATCAGTGTTAGTGCTCCATATATCGGCTTTAACAGTTAGTTTATATGGTGTAGGCATTAGACGTTCTACTGTGTATCCGCTGCCTTGTGTGACACCGTATTCTACAAAATTGCCAGCACTGTCAAAAACTTTTTCACGTTCTCTAATATGAATTTTACTAACGTGAGTAGAATCTGCTAGCCTAGTTTTATCCATGGCTAAGTCGCTGATATAAACAGCAATTCTAGGAGCACTGGGAATTTTATTTTCCGAGTTTTCTCTAATAATGTTACTTACTTGTCTAGTTAAATCTCCGTACATCACAGGCACGGTGGTTTGTTTACCGTCTAGACTCTGATATCTAAACCCGCTTAACATTCGGACAATTTGTCCTACATATCTTCTTATTTGTCCGTCATAGAACCATTGCATAATTAATTATCCGCCGTTGGTTTAATTTTTCTCAAAGCCTTGGTTAGACTTTGTCGCTGGTCAACAGTTTCATCAAAGGCTGTCCAACGTATAATTGTGCTTTCTAAAATTGGATGATTAACTGTAAATGCTAAAAATCCCTGCTGATCTGATAACGTGATTTCTGTGGCTTTACTTAATTCGTCTAGCCATACTTCTACAAACATGTTTTCTTGATAGGGTACATCTGTTAATATAAACAATGAACTGTTGCTAACAACAAAGTTAACAGTTCCTTTATCGGGTTCGAATAGCGGATTTCTGTTTTCGTCAATGCGAATAACATCGCTTTTAATTTTAGAAATTCCACTGAGATTGCTGTTATTAATAAAGGAAGTCTTGAGTGTTTTACGATCATCAGTGTTGGAAAGAGTCATACGTACATTGTCTTCTTGTTTAATCCATCTGTTGCCGTTCCATCTAAACAATCTGTTGGGCAAATAGTCTGTGCGTAAAAATGTATCACCATTGACTGGCCCACGGGGAAATTGTATACCAAATCCAAACTGCCCATCAGAAGTGTTTGGAGGAATCCCATCTTCCAACAAGTAACCTTTGTATCCATCTCTTACCGGAGGTGTTGATGTATTACTAATATCAAATGCACTGGCTACATTTATATCAGTGTCTGCGGTTTCTACTGCCGATCTACCTTCTCCGTCAACAGACAATGTATAAAAGTGCGTGGTATCTGATCCGCTTAGTTCTGCATCGGATTCTGCTTCAGCAATAATGCCGGCATTGATCTGCATTTCTTTTTCATAGGTGCTGATTAAATCTCGTACAGTGTTGTCGTTGTACGGACTCCAAACTTGAAGATTTGGCGGCTCTAATAGTGTACCCTCAGCACCAACAGTTGGCTTGACCACATACAAAGTTCCATTGTATCTTACCACTTCGCCAGCATAATATGTTCTTTCTCGACTCCAGTCGCCGGCAAATAAATCTTCATCTTCTGGACGAGTAAGGATATCTTTAAACTCTTGACTGTCAACAATGGGTTTTAATTTTAGTCTATATAGATGCGGATACCAAGTAGCACTGTATCCCTCAGCGGCTCGATTAATATCTTCTACAACATAGTATCGTTTTAAAGCACTTTTAAAATCATTTAACGCATACTCATCTTTTAAATTAGGCAATTCTACCACATCGCCACTCATTATTTTTCGACCAATGGTGTCTACACTATTGTTAATGTGTACTGTTAGAAATACTGTGTCGTTTTGCAAAAACAAGCCAAATTGACTGAGGTTAAAATCTGTATCTTGAATGTTGTAAGCGCCACGTAGAGTATAAACATCTGCATCGTATTTTCTATCGCGATTTTCTAAAAACAGCACATCCTGAATAGTGGTTTCTCCCATGGCCTTGTTGGGATCACTGGGATCAGCAGGACCAATATATTTGTGCAAAAAGACGTCTACACCGCCTACTTGAAACATCTCGTAGACTGTGCGGTCAATAAACTTGTAATCAGAGCCTTTTTCGGGGCGGTAAAGTGATAAGCGTGGCATAGTATTATATTTAGCGCACGATAAATACTAGTTGAAGTAACTCCTAGGACGAAAATAATGACAAAACAAACGATAAACATTGGTACTAGCGCAAACTCCAAAGACGGAGATATCATCCGTGATGCGTTTAATAAAGTAAATCAAAATTTTGACGAAATATATGAAATCATCGTCCTAGACGGTGGAGCGGCTATTACTATTTTTAATGACGAAAACAACATAGATGGAGGCGGAGCATAATATGGCACGTAGAATACAACTAAGACGCGACACAGCGACAAACTGGACCAGCACAAACCCAACATTGGCACAGGGCGAGATTGGTATTGATATAACCAATAATAAACTTAAAATAGGTACAGGTACAACTGCTTGGAATAGTCTAGCATACTGGGACGACAAAGTTACTGATTTTTCGTCTGTAGCAACTAATATCGTTCCAGATACTGATAACACCAGAGACCTAGGTAGTCCTACAAATCAATGGCGACACGTTTACACCGCAGGTGGCAGTATCTATCTTGACAATATTAAACTTACCAACGTTGCTGGTAAACTTCGTGCTGTTAAAGTTGTCAATCCTGGTGAAGAAAACGAAGCGGAAGACCCTGATGACAGCGATGCGGGCAGTGAAATTGGCGGTGGCGCAGGCGATAGCCTAACCAGCAACGATAGCATCAACATCACAGTCAACAGTGAGGACAGCAGTAGTTATACTTGGAACTTTGGACAGACTGGTACATTAACCGCTCCTGGCGACATTGTTGTCGGCGGCGTCGATGGCGGACACATTTACATAGACAGTACCGAAAGTGCCAATACTAGTGTGCGTTGGATCAATATGCCTCTTGGTGAAGACACTAGTCTCATTAGAGCCTACACTGGCAATCCCAATGATGAAACAGAACTAAATCGAGGTCGAATTCAATTAGCGTGGCAAGATAATAATCGTAGCGGCCTGCGAATTATATCATATGATCGCACTGATTCAGAAGATACTGATACACCCGAATGGACCTTCCGCGGTGATGGCAGTTTAGAATTCCCGGATGGTACTACACAGACCACAGCCTACACTGGCGGTGGCAATGCTAACACTGGCGACTTTACATTTAGCGAAGACACTATCACAAACGGTGACGGACTGATACTGTCCACCAATAGAGGCACATTGGCCATGGGTACTGACATGGAAGTGCCAGGTGTAGCACAACACTTCCACATTGCCTTTGACGGTAGTAACAGTAATCCGCCCGCTAGTGACCTGTTCCTAGGTGACGACAACAACTATGTTAAATTACCTGGATATGAACTCAACCCAACTGCTCAATTTGGTGTGGAGATTGGCACAAACAACAGAAGCCTTGGACCGCAGAATGTTGAAGTTAATGAAGTAGATGAACTTGTGCCACCAGGTGGCGTTTGGCGTTTCTTTATTGACCACGACACCTATCCTAACTTGGGCTCCGCTGTTAGCGTAGGTGACACAGTGACCACATCATGGGGAACACCCATAACTGCCACAATTACAGACGTTGTTGAAGAACCTGGCAACTACTGGAAAATCCATGTTGCTCAAGATATTACCGCTGGATTTCTTGATGAGGGTGAAACAGTTTCATTTGGCGCATCAGGCCTCAGTTATACTTGGCGTTTTGGCACAGATGGTGATTTACACATTCCACCAGGCAAGACCATCCGTGACGCCATGACTGGTGATGACCTTTTAGCAGGTGCTGACTTAGGTTCGTTTACTTTTGATGGCAATACAATTGATGTAGAGTCTGGTACAGATATCTACATTGAAACCAGTGAACAAGGCGGCCCCGGTGAAAGCAGATTGGTATTAAAGCCACAAGAGGATGACGATGGAGACAATCCAACTCGCATAGAAGGTTCCTACGGTGTAGGCATTTGGGCCAACAATACTACCAGCGATCAGCAGAAAAAATGGTTGTTTGGCACAGATGGTGATCTAAAACTACCCGCAGGTGGCGACATTGTTGACAGCGAAGGTAACTCAGTATTGGGCGGTGGCGCAAGTGATAGTAATATATGGGTACAGACATTTGAAACTCAAAACGGTGCTCCAACAGACATTGTGTCACTAGCAATCAGCGTGGAATACGATTCAGCGGGCAATGTGATTGCCTTGTTCAATCATTTCAACGACGATGGTGGTGGTAGTTATTATTCCGTGGGTAAGTACACCACCACAGGCGCCAAGATATGGACAGCAAAATTTGACGATGAATTTTACACAGACGGTTGGGGGCTGGCAGTGGACAACGACAGTGACTCGATATATGTAGCAGGCAAGACAGATGTTGAAGAACAGGGCAATGCCACTTTGACCAAAATTGACAGCACTGATGGCAGTGTACTATGGAGCAAGATCTATGACTTTGGATTCAGTAGTCAAAGTTCAGTAGTGGATGTGGCTTCAGACGGTGACCCGGTTATGGTTGGATATGCCTACAACGGCACAGATG